GTTCCGTCAACAAGAGACCTGTATCCAAAAATAGGGATGATCGGGATATACTTACCAGCAATCCGCTTCGGTTTTTCCAGAAACCTTTCGCCGCTGAACACACTCTTTTCAACCCACTGCTCGACGATCTTCCGCTCTCGTATTTTATTGTGGACCGGGCTTTCGCTAAGCTCCTTCTCAACTAGCTTATGATCCTTATCGGAGTAGCTTTCGATCTCATTGGTCGCCAAGTTGCTGTAGATATGAGTCAAGACCTTCTTCCGCTTGACCTCATATCGAGTGGCAATGTAGATAAAGTCCGGCTTGCTTTTGGAGTAATCGTTGTAGGGTCTGGTGTCCGGGGTGTAGGCTGAGACCGCCTCAACATCCTCCCCATAAACTTCTTTGAGGGCCGACGGAGTGAAGGACTCAAGCACAGTACAGCGTCGAGCTTCCCGCTTCATAATGCTTTCGGATGATTTATCCCAAAACACAGATCTATAGGCATTGTATAGTGGTCTGAATTCTATCATCTGCTGTTCATTCTGCGGGTCCGTGTCGTCAAGGAATCTCGTTCCCAGCTTATAACAGCCATATCCGCAGGTCGCAGCCTCATCGACAGCGTTGTCGACAGCCTCTTTCCCTCGTTCATCCCGGTAGTTTGCCCGGTAAATCTTATTCAGTAGGTCCGCCTCGTCGTCCGATGTCTTGGCGTCCGATGCTTTAAACTCCACGCCGACCCGGCTTTCATTCCACTCCCCGATGAACTTATTAACAACCTCAGAGACCTGGTCGACCTCCAGCTTGGTTCGTTTCCCAAATTGGTCGTCAAGGAAGTCCTCCCATTGCCCGCCTGGGACGTTAATGAAACGCATCGCGGCGTTGGCTCTGTCGCGCTGGTCGTCGCTGTCGTCGGCGTCGTTGACGATATCCAGCTTGAATTTATCCAGCATCTCAGCCGGACTCAGCGACTCTTCGTGGATCACTCTGTTCGATTCAGTGATATCTGCCATGATTTAAAGCCTATTCATGTTTGGGATGAAATACGTTTCTTTTTCTTCTGCCTTCGCCAGCACCGGCGGCTCAACCTCTGCCATCATAGCAGAATCCGCGAGGTTTGGAGAAGCGATCTTTAGCTGATTCATCATTTCGTCTTTACGCATGATCTGGATCAATCCGCGCCCGTTTGACTTCTTCGGGATACGGCATACCTCAGACCGGAACTTGGCGAGGCATCCAATCTTACTGGATATGCTGATCTGGTCGTTCGGATCGATATACTCGCCCTTGACCACCGCTCGATAGGTGTTGTAAAACCTATCGCGCAAACGCCAGTAGTATTGCGCGCGCTTGTTTAGGAACGTGTCTTTGTTGCTTTTGGCTCCAGCCCGCCCCGATAGAACGTCCGGCTGATACATCTGTTTTGGATTATCTGGCCCCTCACTACCCTTATACATAACCCATTGAGTTCGTGTCCCATGAAACGCCTCTGATACTTGGCGTCGCAATGACACCCCAAGGCCGTCACAATCCCAGACAAAAACATCCGCTCCAATCTGGCTGGCGTAGCCTGTCGCCCAATCGCAGCCGTCGTTGACGTCCCCATCGGTCTTCTCCTGGACATCCAGTATCACATTGCCGTGGCTGTAGACCAGCCCCTTGGTGTCGTTGCCGGTATCCGATGGGTCATGCGACACGATCTTTGCCCCTCGCGCCTTCCAACCAAGTCTAATATGGGAGTCGATAGCGGCATCAAACCACTCGGCGGATATGATTGAGTTCTCAACCGAGTCGTTGAAAGCGCCTTCCCAGATGTGATCGTACTCCGCCCGGCTCTTGTTCTCGTAGTCCCATCGACGCTCACCCTCCAGCTCACCATGCCACGGGTTGTCCCGCCAGTTGATCATGATAATAAGGTGCATCTTGTCTTTATAGATGCCGTGCCGGTCCAGATGCTCCTTGAATGGGACAATGAACCGCTTGCTAAATGGATCGTTCGAAGACTGCGGATTAGCTGTGAAAAACAGCTGTGAGTCTTTAGCCCGGATGGTTGGGAGTAGGTGGGTGATCGACTCCTGCGATAAGTCCTGAGCCTCCTCGATCCAAGATCGCTTGAATCCCTCCGCCGACTTGACTGCCGCAGAGTTCCTGGCGAAACCCTTGTACCGTACCTGCCCGCCGGAAGCGAAGTTGATCTTCTTTTCAGTGATGTCCGCGCCTGGTATGCCCATGTTCCGGATCGTCTGACAGTTGAGCTTGTGAACCGACTCATCGATGGAGTTCTGATACTCACGACCGCAGAGCAAATCCGAGCCTTCGCTCTCGCACTTCATCATGGTTATCTGAGATGTGGACATGGATTTCGTGGACGACCGCCCTCCGAGCAACACAATATACCGCGCGTCCGATTCAAGGACCGGAATCAGCTTTTCGGGTATCTGCAGGTTGACGGTAAGGACGCTCATTATTTCTTCTTCCTTTTGGCCTTCGCCGCGGCTTCCTTCGCCAGTCGCCTGGCTCTGGCACCGCCTCCGTCACCAATGCCCTTAAAAACATCGGCAATCTGCTTCACTCCCTTTGGATCCGGACCGCGCAGCCCCGTCGCACGAATTCCAGTCTCCGAGCGCTTGATTCTTTCGGCTCCTGCCTTTGACTTCGTTCCGCGTGGAACGCCAGCAGCCTTGGCTTTGATCTTGGCTCGCTCGATCTTGATCTTGTTCGCAGCATCCTTGATGGTCTTGGCGTCGCCGGGCTTCCCTTTTGGAGCGGCCTTAATCACCTTGCCGCGCTTGATGATCTTGCCGACGGTCTTGAGGCTACCAGCACCGGGAATCATGCTGGGCAGAAGTTTCTTGAATTCCTTGCCGATCTGCTTGCCTCGGTCAGCAACCGACGTTGATTTACGCTTCTTCTTCGTCGCCATCTTCCTGCTCCTTTTCGCCAGACTCGATTTGAGCTGGCCTGACTGGTTGAATAATGTATTGAATCGGGATAGGTGCCCCACCCACGCCTCCATGCTCCAGAGTCTTTGGTAGAGGCGCCTCAGTTTGGTCAGCAATGATTTTAACAGCATTCATATTCCCCTTCAAAGCCTGGCGGCCTACAACATAGGCAATCACCGCGGCCCTGTCTTTGTCTCCCAGCTCGATCCCTTTCGCTTCAAAGGCTTTCAGAATATCCGCGTCCGCCTGCTGGTCGAGCATCTGCATCAAACGCGCCCTTAAACCAGTCTTTGCGCCTACAGGACGCCCTTTTGGGTTGCCTGACTGCCCAGGCTTCCAAGCTCCCTTGTCTAAATTCGGGTTGCCTGTAATCGTTGATACATCCTTGTTACTTTCGACATTACCCTTAATTTTAGATGTATTTTTAGCCATAGTTACACCATACATTTAAACGAGTTACATTTTTATCTTGACACGCCTTTTTTTTTAGCCCATTTCTAAGATTGATGCTTTCAAGGTCTTTCAATCATGGTCTGTAATCGATAATAGGTTCAGCGGCACCATCAGGCGCTACTATTCGATACCTGTCGATGCTAGGCTCCGCCTTGTAAATATCTGGGTGAAATGGTTCCGGAACATCCGCTCTTGCCTCACACGCGTGCCACCAATTAAATCCTCGCCGAATAACATACGATCGGATCAGTGAAATCACGGTAAACCAGGCGCCGATCATAAGATTATCACCCAGCGGTAAATTCACACCAAACAACGGGAAAATAAGCAGTTGCGAGACTACGGCAACGCCATACCCGATGAGGATATTGACACACGCTTCGATAAAACTGTGCTTTTTACTCTGCATAAATTGTTCCCCCTTTTTTATTTAGAATCCCCTGCGCGCCCCACCGCCGCTCTTACGGCTTAATTTGAGGCCCTGCGCCTTCGCCGTACCTTTTGCCGCCTCAGCAATTTTCCGCTGTTGTTCGGCCTGACGCGCCTTGACGATACCTCCTATAGACTTTGTCAGCTTAATAAGCCCGGATTCTTCCTCCGGCTCGTCCTTCTTCTTCTTTTTGCCTGAAGATGATGCGGCCTTCAAGCCAGCTGAGATAATTTCGACTGCTTTATTGAGTTTTGGTGCTGCCATTTCGACCTTCCTTTCGTTCGCTTAAAACGCACCCTCTGCCTCAAGTGCCGTTCGTGTTTTAACCGTTGCCAACTCTGCTGCTGTTAGAGCTGTGGATATGTGCCTAACGTAAGCGTTTTTGTGTACTGGATTAATCACTTGGTTGCCTACCTGCTTACAAGGAACCAACCAATCCCCTACGGTAGTAGCGTGTTCAAACGGAACGGCATACGTTGTAGTGCCATTACTATCTGGAAACCCTAATAGCGTATTTATTCTACCAACAGCATTTAATGCCAAGGCTTCACTCGCGAATGTCCAATAGTTGTACTCGGACTCAACCAAGTCTTTATACCTAAGTCTATTGGTGCCACCACCATACAAGTCTGTGATGTTCTGAGCTGTAAGTTCTTTTTTCCACACGGCGAATGTGTCAATATCATAAACAGCCGATGGTAATCCCACAATGTATCCCAGTGACAACGACTCTTGGGCACCCGCAAATATTGATTCGAAGTGGGTATCAAACGGC